ATATTTTAGGACCAGTAGGCGATGTAGTAGGTGAGTGGATAATCAAAGGTGCTTACGTTAAAACAGCTACATTCGGCGATTACGATTGGGCTAGTGACGCAGCAATTAGTTTATCAGTTACCGTTGCTATGGATTACTGCGTATTGAATTTCTAATTATATTTCAATATTTTTTATAGATAAGGCGTCTGCTTTGGCAGATGCCTTTCTTTTTCGTATATTTATATATACACAAATAAAAACGTTATATGGCAGAATTTAAAATTCCAACCGAAACAGTTACATTACCATCAAAAGGTTTATTGTATCCTGAGACATCACCACTTTCTAAAGGTGAAATTGAAATGAAATACATGACAGCTAAGGAAGAAGATATTCTTACCAATACAAATTATATCCGTCAGGGTATTGTTATTGATAAGTTATTACAATCTTTAATTGTTACACCAATCGACTACAATGAATTATTAATTGGTGATAAAAATGCAATATTAGTAGCTGCTCGTATTTTAGGTTACGGTAAAGATTACAATATTAATTATGGAGGTAAAGAAATTATAGTTGATTTATCTAAGTTAGAAGATAAAGATGTTGATTATTCTTTATTTAAGCGTAGTGTAAATGAATTTTCGTTTAATTTACCAACAACTGGAAATAATGTAACATTTAAATTATTAACACACGGTGACGAGCAAAAGATTGAAGCTGAAATTAAAGGTTTACAAAAAATAAACCCAGCTATCACTACAGATATTACCACTAGAATGAAACATATAATTGTTTCTGTTGAAGGTAAACGTGATCAAAAAGACATTCGTGATTTTGTTGATAACTATTTAATGGCAAAAGATTCAAGAGCATTAAGACAATACTACAATAAAATATCCCCAGATATCAACATGAAATATATTCCTCAAGATGAAGACTATGTTGGGGAGGGCATAGATATTCCTGTAGGTATTAACTTTCTTTGGCCTGACGCCGGAATATAGATTATTCCTATTTAAACAAATCCATGAAATAATATTTAATGGAAATGGTGGATACGATTGGAATACCGTTTATAGTATGCCTATTTGGTTGCGACGTTTTACATTTGAAACTTTACGTGAACATTACGAAAAGCAAAAAGAAGCAGCAGAAAAACAACAAAATATGTTGAGTAACAAAGGTAAAAATGAAATATCACGACCTAACATAGCTCCTAAACAACCTACATATACAACGAAAGCGCCTAAGAAATAGGCGCTTTTAATATTTATACGGCGTAACATCGCATTATGGCAGAACCTACAGTACAAGAATTACAAAAACAGTTAGAAGATCTTAACAAAAAGCTTAAGGAAGCTGGTGGGTTAGGTATTGATCTTCAAGCAGCATTTCGTAATGCTGGAGATGATACTAAAAAACTTAACGAATATATTGCTCAACTAAATAAACAATACGAAGAGCTTGTAGACAATGCAGATTATGTATATAGAACATTTCAGGATATATCTGCTGAATTAAAAAATCAAAATTTACTGTTAAAAATAGGTAAAGGTTCCTTTAAAGGATTTACCGATATTGCTCAAGATTTAAATTCTTATCAAAAAGGATACAATGACCTTACTGATATTAAATTTAAAAAACTAAAAAATAATCTTGCACTTGAAAAAAACGAATTAGAATTTGCAGTAGCAAGATTAAAAGCATCAGAAAATGAACGTAGAAGAGAAGTTGAAAGATTAAATAATTTACTAGCACAAGAAGATATATCAAGTAAACAAAGAAAGTATGCAGAAAATAGATTAAAAGAGCTAGATAAAGAAAATAAACTTTTAGTTGATGCTAAAGAAGCATTAAAATCTGGTATTCCTATTTTAGAAAAAGAATTAGATTTAACTAAACAAATAGCTAATACTAGAAGAGATTTAGGAGGCTTATCTCAAGCAGCAGGTAAACTTGTTTCTGAATATGGGGGTTCATTAGCTAAATTTTTAAATGTAAGTGAAGCAACAGAGGCAGTTGAAGAATTTAATAAAAAGCTAATTCAAGATGCTTTATCTACTAAGGAAGTAAAAGATCAACTTCTTGATGTTGAAATAAAAAGAAAAAAAATAGAAGAAGATTATGCAAATGGTCTTTTAACTGAATTAGAATATCTTGAACAAATAAAAAAACAAGAAGAAGAATCATATGCTATTAAACAAAAAGCAATTGCTTCAACTAATAATTTAGGAAATAAGTTTAAATCACTAGGAATATTTGTTGCTGAACTAGGAGTAGGATATAAAAAAGCATTAGAAGATCCAGCCACTATAATTAAATTTATAGTTGATAAAGCTCTTGAAGCAAATAAACAAGCTGTTGAATTAGGTAAATCCTTAGGATATGGTGCAGAAAATAGCAACGCATTAAGAGAAAATTTAGCCTTAACAGCTGGATTTACAGCTAATATAAATGTTAATTCTCAATCATTAACAGCAGCTTTTGGAGAATTAGCCACCGCTACCGGATATGTTGCTGAATTTAGTGCTGATGCTTTAGAAACCCAAGTAATGTTAACTAAGCAATTTAAGTTAACAGCAGAGGAAGCAGCAGGTGTATATAAGTTTTCACTATTAACAGGTAAATCTTCAAAAGAAGTTAATGATGAAATGGTTGGTGCTTTTGTTGCTACTAGAAATAGCCTTAAAGCAGGTGTTCCTTTTAAAGCAGCAATAGCAGAAGCCGCTAAAGTATCAGGTGCTTTAGCTTCTAGCTTTCAGAATAATCCTGCACGAATTACTGCTGCTGTAGTACAAGTAAAAGCATTAGGTACTTCTTTAGAACAAACAGCAAAACAAGGTGAAGCTCTTTTAAATTTCGAATCATCACTTGAAAACGAATTAAAAGCAGAATTATTAACTGGTAAACAATTAAATTTAGAAAGAGCCAGAGCAGCTGCTTTAGCAGGTGATCAAGTTACATTAGCTCAAGAATTAGCTAAAAATGTAGGATCAATAGAAGAATTTGATAAAATGAATATTCTTCAAAAGAAAGCTCTTGCTGAAGCTGCTGGTTTAACTACAGATGAATTAGCTAAACAATTACAAAATCAAAAACTAGCACAAGAAACAGGTAAGTCTTTAGCTCAAATAACTAAAGAACAAGCACTTGAGGATCAAAAGAGACAAGATATACAAGAAAAATTTGCTGCATCTTTATTAAAAATACAAGACGTAGTAGGTAGTTTAGTAGCTGGTCCTTTTGGACAATTACTTGATTTAATATCTAACATAGCTAGTGTATTAACAGCAGTAGTAAGTCCTGTAATTACAAGTATTTCCTATGTTGTTGGATTGATAGTAGATGGATTTAAAACAATATCTCCAATATTAATTGGTATTGGAGGATTACTAGGAGTAATGTATGCTAAATCTATTGCTTTAGCTATAGCTAACGTAGCACAAACTGCTTGGTCCGCTTTTATTGGTATTCCTTTTGCAGGTCCTATCTTAGCAACAGCTGCTACTTTAGCAGGTGTTGGATTAGTTAAAAGAGTAGTAAAAGGTGATGACGTAATGTCTGAAAGTGGTTATGGCAAACGTACATTATTAGCACCAGAAGGCGCTATTAAATTAAACGATAAAGATACTGTAATTGCTGGTACTGATTTAGGTGGTGGACAACAACCAACACAAGATTCACAAGCAATACAATCATTACAACAAACAATACAACAACTACCACAATCACTACAAGGACAACAATCAATCCAGCAACCACCACCAACACTTCAAGTATTACCATCAATACCTCCACCACAAACAATACAAGGTCCATCAATTGATTTGACACCAATGATAGTAGCAATTAACGAAGTTAAAGCTGCTGTTGATGGATTAATGAATCGTCCTGTAGTAATTAACATGGATAGTAAACAAGTTGGTTCTAATTTAGTACAGGGCTCATATAAACTAGCATAACAATTAAATATTTATATTAAACAATAAACCATGGGATTATTAGACAAATTAAAATCAAGCATTTTAGGTTTAGGTGGTAACAAACCACAACAATTCGGTGTTAACCCAGTTCCACCAGATTCATTACATTTAACTTACTCAACAGATGGTAAGCCTGATGTAACTTGGAGAACTATTAGTGGTAATGGTCCGAAACCACAACCATCTCGCTTAGATATTGGTGAAACTAAAGATAAGTTTAAACCAAGTTTCAAATATTCAGATAACAAACCTAAGTAATGCCTTTAATAGACCTTAAGACTGATTTAAAATCACTTAAGTACGGGAAGGATCGACCAGGTGGAGGCGACAGTGGCCAACCATACCAAAAAGTTGATATCAATAAAGTTGATAGAGGCTTTAACCGTTTTCGAATGACTAAATTCGATGATGGTTTAGTTAGAGGTGGAGTTGTTGGTGCTGTGAATGCTGCCGTTGTTGATACTTTTCGTATAGGGAAATTTCTTAAAGACTTTCCAAAAGGTCCTTTATTTATTACTAAACAGGTTGGATTACAGTTATCTAATCCAATAATAGAACATAAGACAAACTTTCCAACTAATAAACCGACTAGAGGACAAGGTTTGTTTAATAATATTGGTAATTTTATTTCTAATGTTGCAAATAAAATATTAAATGCCGTTGGTCCAACTCGTATTTACAATTTAGGTATTAACACATTAGCTCAAATACCAGTAAATGCTTTTGGCCAACATATTGTAAGACACGGTTTTACTCCTAGACGTAACGACGATAATCTATATTTTAGAGTTGCTCAATTTAATAACAACGAAGGTAATAACAGATTAACTCAATTAAGATCTATACTAGGTAATACTAATAATATCCGTACTTACCTAGGTGGTCCTTCATCTGTATATGGTATTGGAACTACAATAATCCAAAGACGTGGTAAGTTTATTAATATAAACCAAGATACTACTGCCTCACCTTGGGCTACATCTAAAGAAATAAACGATTCATCATACGTTCAATCATCAGCTAAAAATAAAATTTCAACTTCTAATTTAAAAATAGGAGCTGATTTAGGTTTATCTAGAAAAACATTTTCCAAATTAGCAGGCAATTTAACTATACCTATTGATCCAACAGGGTCAGCTGCTTATGATAGAATTGCTTCAAAAAGTGATTTATTAGATAATAAGTACAGTGCACTTAATCAAGAAGCAAGTGCCAGTTCTAAAATGAGAACACCTAATGAATTTGTAGGTGCTTCAAAATTTGTCAGTTCATCATTATCTACTACCACTTTTCCAGATTTAACTTCTATTGGTAATAAACCAATAACATTAGATGGTAAAATAGCATCTGCTAGTGATCCAAAAAACATTACATACATTGCTGTAGGACAAGAAGCAAGTGCTAGTGCTAAAATGAGAACACCTGATGCTTTTGTAGGTGCCTCAAATAAAACTTCTTCATCATTTGCTCCTAGCGAGTTTTCAGATTTAACTTCTGCTACTAATAAACCACAAACACTAGATGATAAAATTGTATCAACTTACAATCAAACATTAGTAAATGGTTCTATAACAGCAAGTAATGCTTTAGGAGAAGGTAATAATGCTATTGCAAACTATGATCCTACACAAATCTTAGTTGATGAAAATAATATAAAACAAGGAATAAATATAACATCTGTTCCTTATAGTAATCCATCTTTAAAAAAGTATGCTGAATTACAAAATCAAATAAACAAAAATAGCAACATATCCCAGGAATATTATGGTGGTGAATTTAAAACAGTTCAAGTTAATGTTAATAGAGGAGCTAATGATTTTCAATATGTTGCTAGACAATTAGAAAACAAATTCCTTAGAATTAATGATAGAGATACTAGTGCTGATTCATTATCAATAGTATTTAGACCATTAGATCCATTTACAGGTGAGACATTATCAATATTACGATTCTTAGGTTATATTACTGAATATAATGAAACCTATGACAGTTCTTGGAATGATGTAAAATATATAGGCCGTGCTGAGAAATTCTATTTGTTTAATGAATTTAAACGTTCAGTAAGTGTAGGATTTAATATACCTTGCTTTAATGAAGATGAATTAGAAAATAGACATTGTGCTATAAGTGAATTAGCATCTACTTTAGCTGGCAAATACGAAAATAATTTATTAGGCGGTATTATAACTAGACTAAAATTAGGTAGTTATATAGATAACCAACCAGGAATCATAACTAACTTAACCTTCCAACCAATACAAGATTCATCGTGGGATTTAGATATGGAATTAGCATTTTATCTAAAAGTTACCTTTAACTTTACATTAATTCACGATTACTTACCTCAATACACTGAATGTGGATTTATATTTAATCCACCAATTGTGGAGCCACCTATAAAAGAACCTAAACCTGTACCACCACCACCTCCTCCTCCACCACCACCACCTGCTCCATCACCAGTACCACGTTCTACATTATTTACAGATGATAAACAAAAAATTGATAATACTTACGTTAAAAAACCTTTAACTAAATCCCCAATTAAAAAATTCCAAGGATTTAGAGGTGGAAGCTCAGGTGGAGCCGGAGCAGGCGGAAGTTTTTAAAATAATATTATATGGATCGTTACAGTGATGCAACTATATTAAAAACAGCGAATACAAATCGCCCTTATTACAAAGCGAAATTTTATCCAAATATTCCTTTGTCAGAGAGCGATGTGTATGTTATTACTACAGTTGGAGATAGACTTGATAGTTTAGCTTTTTCTTATTATAATGACTCTACCTTATGGTGGGTTATAGCAATGGCTAACAACAACGCTACTAAAGGAGCATTATATCCAGAACCAGGTACTCAATTAAGAATACCTACGGATTTAAATAATGTTTTAAAATTATACGAACAATTCAATAAAGCTAGATAAATGTTATGTCAATATTTAAAGATACATTCAAACCTGGAGTTAAAGCACAAATAACAGCAAGACAAAATGCTATTAGTGACGGCCGAAGTACCCCATCAACAATTCAATATTTCAATGCTCGTAACGCCTGGGTAAGAATGACATCAGCCGTTGACGTAAATAATGATGGAGGTAAACTAGCTAAAAGCTATATTTTACAAGGTGGTATTTTAAATAGTAATAATTCATTACGTGAAGGATTAGGTGGAACTGAAGGCAAATATATCTCTCAAACACAATCAGGACAAAATTATAGACTAGGCTTAAGACCAATGCCTGGTATTACATCTATTGATGTTAAATCAAAATCAGCTTACGGTTCATTAAGAGAAATAGTAGTAAATTTTAATGCCTGGGATATTAGACAATTAGAAGAATTAGAATTACTTTACATGCGCCAGGGATACACCGCTTTAGTTGAGTGGGGTTGGGCTCCATATTTAGATAATAGTGGTAACTTACAAAATAACGTTCAATATTATGATGATATATTCATCAAAGGTAAGAAAAAAGAAGATATTTGGAAAGAACTATTTAAAAAATCAGAAGAGACAGGTAACTATGAGGCAATGTATGGTAAAATTAGAAACTTTAGTTGGTCTGCTCGTGCTGATGGAGGATATGATTGTACTACTACCATCATTTCTATAGGTGAAATACTAGAATCGTTAAAAGTTAATTACTCTGCATTTAATGTACCTGATTTAGATAAAAATGGTATAATAGCTAGTAGAGTTGGAGTTACATTAAATAGTGAAGTATCAAGTTCATACACTAAAAATGTAGTTGCTGGTATTTGCCATGAATTATATTATCTTGCTAATGAAAAAGCAAATGATTATGCTGAATATAGTATTGTAGATAAGGGTAACGAAAATAAAACTTATACTTTTTTTAAATTTCCTGTTGATATTAGTGGTGGTGAGGAAAATAAAGAATCAATTACCAAAAATGGCAAACAAATATATGTTACATTAGAATCATTTACTGATATACTAAACAAATATGTTTTATTATCAGATAAAGTTAATAAAACACCATTTGCAAAATTATCTGTACGTGGATCTGATATAACAAGCGATAATGAACTTCTATTATGCCTAGGAAACACATACCAACTATCAACTAACCCAGCTGTTTGCTTAATTGCTAACCATGCTTGGGAAACCCCTAGTGCACTTGGTCTTCCCGATTCAAGTGACTTTGACACTTTGAAAAAAATAATCAAAGGAATGTCTAAAAACTATTTTTATGATGGTGATTATAAAGATAAACAATTAGGAATTATAGGTAATATTTATTTAAATTTAGACTATCTATACCAACTTATCGTAAACGACAACGTTGCTTCTCAAGATAAAAAAGAAAAAAACGACATTGCATTATTTGATTACATTAAAAATATAATGTCAGGTGTGTCAACAGCAATAGGAAACGTTGCTACATTTGAAATACATGTTGACCCAATTGATGGTAATGTTGGTAAAATTATAGATGTTAATTATGCTGATATAGCTAATAGAGATAAAATATACAATGATGCCTTTACTTTAGAATTACACAGTACTAAATCAATAACAAGACAATATAAATTAGAATCACAAATATTCCCAGAACAATCTACCATAATAGCTATTGGTGCTCAGGTTGAAGGAGGAGCATTAGGAACTGATTCTAATACTCAAGTTGAATTTAATAGAGGATTAATTGATAGAATTATGCCTAAAAGGTTGGATCCAATACCAACTGATAACCAAGATCCAGCAGCTGACTTAAAAGCTAAAGCTGAAAGTTTAGTTAAAAATTTAAAAACACTATTATCATTTATTGTTAAGATAGACCCAAGTTGGTGGGAATTTAAAGGTGATTTTGATGCTTCTAAAGCATCCGAATATTCAAATGCATTAAAAGATATTATTGCTTTCTTTAAAAGTTACACTATTAATGATAATAAAAATAGATCTATTATACCTACTAAATTATCTGTAACTACAGATGGTATTGGCGGTATTGTAATAGGAAATATATTTAAAATTCCTGAAGATTTATTACCACGTGGATATAAAGGTGGTGCTGATATTGGTAGAAGATTAGGATATGTTGTAACCGGTTTAGGACATTCTGTTCAAAATAACGATTGGACAACAAATATAGAAGCCCAAACTATTATTCTTGACCCACCAAAAAGTGGAATATCAGCAACTGATTTTGCAACTATAGCTAAAGTAGCAGCAGCCGCTGTAGATGCTGTTAGTAGTGGTACAACAACCCAAAAATTAAATGATGCATTAGCAAAAATTGATCCAAAACAATTACCTGGCCCTCCAGCTAAAGATATACCTAAAGAAATTACAGTAGATAGAGTGATAGCAGCAATGCAAAAGAAAAATTATTCATTCTATACTAATACAGCTTATGGTAAAAATAAATTAAATATAGTTGGTGTTAGAGCTATTAATAAAGCATTTAATTCACCTGTCTCAAATTATTTTACTGATTATGTAGTAATGTTCTATTATGATGATAAAGGATTACGTCTAGAACGTATAGGGTGGCAAACTACAGCTCCCGGCTTAACATACGAAGCAAGTAAATTTGGTGGAGCTGGTAGAACAATTATGATGCAAGAAGGTCAATATAAAGATTCTTATGTAAGAGGATTACACCTAGGTAAAATTGATACTTTAGTACAAGCTAAATCAATGAACTACCATAGAGATGAATCCTTAAATGCTCAATATAATAGTGTCAATATAACTACAGGTATATTTGGTACAAACATTCACCCTTCAGGTAATTATGGTAATAGTGATCCTAATAAATTAATTAATAACTGGTCTGCTGGTTGTCAAGTATTTAGATCATATGATGATTATTTATGGATGATGCAAGCTGTACGTAATCAAACTGAAAAAACAAACTATAAACTCTTTACTTACACTTTACTAAATTTTAAAGATTTATAATGAGAATACCTTCAAACATAATTGAAACAGGCAAATACACTGTAGGAAAGGAATTTATTAACACAGCTGATAATAAAGAATATCAAGGATATTACTATCAGATAGGTGATAGATACTTTGCTGGTAAGGTATTTGACAATAGAGCTCCTGAATTAAAAAAAATAGGTGATGATTATTTTGTTTTCCTTAATGTAGATAAAGAATATGGTAAACTAACCAAACTAGACCCTAAATCAGTTCAAATACCTAAAACAATCCACAACCCTGATTTATCAGCTAAAGACGCTGAAGGAGAAGACTTTTTAACTTACTACGCTAAAAAATTAAATTACTATCCTATACTAATCAGAGAAATAAATAAAGAAACTTATCTTGAATTACAAAATAGTAACGCATGGCAAGTTATAGCTTTAGTAACTACTCAAGGAGATGGAGGTATGAGTATGGAAGAAATAGACAGAGCAGAAAGAGAAATGCCTGGAATGAGAGCTTGGCTTTTAAGCTCAGGAATAGGACCTCTTTGATATTCCAAGTTTTTGGTCTTATATTTAATTCAAATAAATAGGTTATGTTTTACATTATAGAGCGTTTAGACCAGCTAGAAAAGCTAGGTGACTTTGGAGACTGTTTCGTCAGTTTCATTCCTAAAAGCAATAAATTCCATCCTGCATTGACTGACTTAAGTTTAGTTTATGTTAGAGATTTTAATCAATCTAAAGGATACATATTGTGTATTAATCATAACGAATCATTTGGATTAGATGTTAAAGATGTTAAATGGTGGTTACTTAGCCGTACACAAAAATTATGGGTATTAAATAAAAAAGAAGTATTATATTACTTCTACCAACCACAAAAATTATTTGATGTAAATTTCATTCAGCATACACATAAAGTACCAACTAATTGTAGTGATTTCTACTATACCCAGCATTACTATTTACCTAATGTTAATTGCTTAATACCGATTAGTAAACATTACGAAGAATGGGAAAACACATTTAATATCGTTGCACCTATCGTTGCGTCGTTTAGACCAAATGACCAATATACCTTTAATAATGAGCGTGCAACTAATGTATTCTATCAGCTCGAATCAAACGGTATAAAGCTCAATAAAGACTGTTTCATCGACTATTACCAAGGTAAATTACCCCACCCAGAATTCAATTTATCTCGCGGAAAAATATATACTCAATACAATCTATATACAACAACGTCGCGCCCATCTAATACATTCAACAGCGTTAATTTCGCAGCATTAAATAAAGATGACGGCGAGCGTATGTGCTATCAGCCCGAAAATGATATGTTTATTGAAATGGACTTTCAGGGATATCATCCACGATTAATTGGTGAAATGGTTGAATGGCATTTTCCTAAAGATAAAAATACATATAGTTTATTAGGTGAATTGTTAGGTGTAACACAACAGGAGGCTAAAGAATTAACATTTAAGCAATTATATGGTGGTGTTTGGTCTGAATACCAGTACAAACCATTCTTTAAAGATGTAAATGTATTTGTAGATGATATGTGGGACACATACCAATTTGGAGGAAGATACGAAACTGAAAATAGAACATTTATATCTGATGCTGATATTAATAAAAATAAATTATTTAATTATATCGTTCAGAGTAAAGAAACATCAACTAACGTTGAATTGTTAGAAAAGGTACTTGATTATTTAAAAGGTAAAAAAACTAAAATCGTATTGTATACTTATGATGCGTTTT